GCACTTGTCAGAATTGGAAGATGAAGTAACCACTATGGATTATCGCGACTGCGAGTATCCGTGGAACTATTTAGATTAGATGAGGTGATTTATGGTGTGGGCAGCAACAGCAGTAGCAGGCGCTACTTTGGTCAGTGGCTATATGTCTTCAAGATCAGCAGATAAAGCATCTGATCGAGCATCTGAGGCAAGTGACCAAGCATTAGCGCTTGAATACGAAAAGTACGATGAGTGGAACGCAACTTACGGTGATTTGCAAGATAATCTAGTTAGCTACTATGAAAATGTTTCACCTGATTATTACGCTGCTGTTGGTGTCGAAAAGTTTAATGAAGAATTCCAAACAGGAATGCAGCGCATAAACGAAAACTTTGCTCAACGTGGTATTGATCCAAATTCTGCATTAGCTGCTAGTACAACTGCGCAATCAGAAATAAGTGCAGCAGAGACTAGAGCTGGTATTCGCAGAGATGCTCCAAGACAAGCACGAGAAGATCAACGATCATTTTTACAAATTGGTCTAGGACAAAACCCAGGTAGTTCTTTGAGTAACGCGTTAGCTAGTGATGCTACTAACAAGGCTAATCAAGCAAATAGTGCTCAAGGCGCTGCAGGTGATGCTTGGGCAGCTGCTATACCAGCAGTAGGTAATGCTATTACTGCTCATAATACACCTGCACCAACGACTTAAGGAGTATTCAAATGCCTAGTGCACAAATGTGGTCAGGTGTAGCTCGTGGGTTAGGTCAGGTATCTAATGACTTATCTAATAGAGATTTGCGAGCAGCGCAGCTGGCTGAGGCTAAAGCTAAACAACAGAAAGCTCAAGGCGAATTAAAAGAATTTAATGCTAATGCTCCTACGCGTGAGCGTAAAAACGAACTTGACATGCAGCAGCTAGAAGTAGAGACGCGCTCGCTTAATCAGACGTCGTTAAAATCTACTACTATGAGCGCTATGGATCGTTATAACGCAGATGGTAATACCAGACATTTAAATACTTGGTTAAAGGACGCTAAGAAAAATCCTGCTGGTGCTAAAATCTATGGTGGAGTAGCCCGCTATGATCCTTTGACGCCTTCTGATAGCAACGATAAACTATTGCGTAAAGCTGGTTACAATCCTAAAGATTTTTATGCTGACGAAGAGTCTGCAAGTGATATGATTGTCGTTACCCAAAATAACGGTGATCAAGTACTATTGCCTAAAGAAAAGATGTTTGCTGCTACTAAGTATACAGAGTACTTAGATGACAAGCAACTTGCAAAGTTAACTAAGAAAGCACGTATCAGTCAAATGCTTCGCGCAGGTCAGTCTCGTAAAACTGTAGACATGAAAGAACGAGTAGTACAAGATCTAGTTGACACAGGCAAAGCTAATTCATTAGCTGAAGCTTATCAAATGTTGTTGGAAATGGAAAGTTCTGGTAATGGTAGAGGTACTCTTAGTTCTACAGAAGAACGAGCTGTATCGCGAATAATGGAAGAAAAGAATGTTGGTTATGTTGAAGCCTTAGATACTTACTACTCTACTAAGCGTCAAGGCACAGGTAATACTAACGAGTCTCGTTATATTACAGAGTTTATGGATAGTAATCCAGATGCTACTTATGAAGAAGCAGCTGCTAGCTACCGTAACATAACAAAAACTTCTACTCAAAAAGAAGTGGGTGATGTTAAAGAACTACGTCAAGGCCTTGATGAAATGGGCTGGCTATCAATGAGCCAAAAAGACATGGACCCAGTTCAAAGATCACGCGTGTATCGTGATTATATTAGTCCACTTGAAGACTTGCGTAATTTTAAACTCTCAACTGAAGACAAGCGCACAGTTAGACAACTACGTGAATTGACTTCACTAGGTGGTACTGCTGGCACTGAGTTGACACCTGAAGAAACAGGTTTAGTTGACAGTACTCTTAACACTTTTAAGAAATATATTTTTAATGAAGTTGGTGGCAAAAAAGCTACTTCAGCTTATGAAACTTTCCGTAATCTGTTTAGGAATTCTTTGTACGGTGCAGCGCTTACTGACAATGAAATTTCAGCGTTTAACAAAGCTGCTGGCACTTTAGGTCAACAGTTCCAGCCTGTCATGGCACAACTTAAAGTTCAAATGACCACTATCAAAGATAACTTAGAGTCTATTCGTGATCTAAACGATCCTGACATAGCGCATTATTATACTGGCAAGTCAATTGAACAGATTGATGACGCAATAATGGCTATAGAAGAGCGTATGAATGATCCAAGATTGCAAGGTATGACTTCAGTAGAAAGTTCTGAAGGTAGTGGTATTACTGTTAAGCGAGTACAAGACGAAACTGTACCAAATATAAATGATGAAGTAAACGTTGATTTTGATTTTGATGCAGCTATGGATGGAGCAGGACTATGAAAGCTACAATCAAAGACTGCAGAGATACATTTAAGATAGGCTACGAAGCTTACGAAGATTCTCGTGATGAAGCTAATAATGCTTGGGATATGTACCATAACAGGCATTATACAACAGAACAATTAGCTGTATTAGCACAGCGTGGACAACCAGCAGAAACATTTAACATTATTAAAATGTTTGCTCGCATGCTTGTAGGTTATTACAGTACAGTTGTTAATACTGTTGTTGTTCGTCCTAGAAATCCACGGGACATTACTACTACTACAGTATTAAACGACACAGTTAACTATATACTAGAGCAAAATCGGTTTGATATCGAAGGCGATCAAATTAAGCTTGGCGGTATGATTTCTGGTATTCTTTGTGCGTATACTGAAGTTCGAGACACTGGTGAACTTGACCAGTTTGGCAGAGCAATTAACGAAGTTAAGACAAGCCACGTGCCTGAATACGAAATAGTGCTTGATCCGATGAGCAAGCTAGACGACTATTCAGACGCTAGCTATCTTCACCGTTTTAAATGGATGACTGAAGATGATGTCAAAAAAGCGTTTGGTGCAGAAACGGTTAAGGGCATGTCGCCGTATCAGAACTTTGTTGATGCGAAAGAGGCAGACTTCAACTATACGCAGACTCAAGGTTTCTCCGGCTACTACAGAGTCCATGATAACTACTTAGTTGTACACACTGTGCTGGAGGATGACGAAGGTAAACGCTGGTCTATTTATTGGCACAACAATGATATACTACAAAAAGATGAGATCACTTACAAAAAGACTAAGTGGCCTTATCGTGTACAAAAGCTACACAGCTCTAATAAAACAGAGTACTATGGTGTATTCCGTGAAGTATTAGAATCGCAAAAAGCTATCAACCAGGCACTACTGCAAATTCAGCTAATGGCAAATACAACTAAGGTGTTTGTTGAAGAAGGTGCAGTAGATAATCTCGAAGAGTTTAAGACTTTAATAAATAGGGTCAACAGTGTTATACCAGTTAATCACTTGCTTGGTGTAAGAGTAGACCAAATGTCTAAGGAAGTACTAGATCAATATACATTGATCGACAAAGCACTCGATAGAGTACAACGTGTGCTTGGTATTAATGATAGCTTCCTAGGTATGGCGTATGCTAGTGATTCAGGACGTAAAGTGAAGCTACAGCAGAGCGCAACAATAATGTCTCTGCGTTATTTCACTGCTCGCATTGAATCTTTCTATCAGTCTCTTGCGTCTGATATTGCTAACTTAGCTAAGCAGTACTATAGAGCTTCACAATTCTTAAGAATTACAGATGAGATGACGGGTATTCGTTGGGTAGAAATTAATAAGCCAATGGAGATGTTCTCTGGTAAAAGAGATGACCAAGGTCAACCTATATTTGAGCCTATCTTAATGGAGGTTATTGATCCAGCTGATGGCGATGTCATGGAAGATGATGAAGGTAATATACTGTTAGCTCCGATAGCTGAAGATGGTACAGACTTTGAGTTCAGCGAATTCGACATTAAGATTGAATCGTCTAGCTTTAATGATGAAGATGAAAAAGGGCAGCTTATGCTTGAGTCTGTAATGTCAGGGCAAATTGGAAGCATGCTTGCTAATGTCAATCCAGCAGGCTTTTTCAAAGTGTCCTCCTTAGCTATGAAAACTATGGGTACAAAATATAGCCCTCAAATTTCAGCAATACTTGAACAGACAGCTCAGCAGCTAAGTGAGAATCCTGGTGCTGAACAAGAAGCATCAGCTATGGCTCAAGGTCAACAACCATCGCAGCAGCCTAAGAGCCGCAGCATGAAGTTACCACAGAATACTAACGAGGCATAACAATGGCTATCGGACCTATAATTAAGTCAGTACTAAAAGAGACTATTAAAGATTTGCCTGAGGATTATGTTCGCAAGAACTCTGGTACTGCTTCAGCTGAGCTACTAAAAAAGGGCGTCAAGAAAGAAGAGCTTGACATGTCAGGCTTTATGCTACCCGAAGGTAAAGTTACAAAGCAAGACATGGTTAATGCAGAAGCCAAGCGTAAAGATTCATTCTTTACTACTGAGCCTGCAATTAACTTTAATAGCATAACAGTAGGTGACAATGCAGATAATCCTACTTATCGGGAAAAGGTAATAGAATTTAAACGTGCTGGTGATAGTAGTGTACCTGACAAGCCTAGGTCAGAACACTTCACAGAGCAAGAAAACTATGTTATGCATACTCGCATTTATGACGAGACCATAGATAATACACCCACTCGTGTGTTGACAGAGATTCAGTCTGATCTACATCAAGCAGGTGAAGGCTCAGATATGCCATTTGCAAACACTTGGCTACGTAAAGGTATAGAGCGTGAACTAGTTGATGCAACAAATGAAGGTCGTCAGCAACTAGCTATACCAATTTCTGGTAAGGTTAGCAATTTACACCGATCTCCTGGCGTGCAAAAATGGTATGAAGATTCAGTACTTAGCACGGCTAAAAAAGTTGCTAAAGAAACAAACTCTGATTTTAAAATTGTAAAAGGTAATAAACCTACGCCTATTAAATTACCATTCACGCAAGAAGAAGTAGAAAGAATTCAAGCTTCTTATAAAGCTAGTCCTGTTGATCGGTATAGAAGTGAACAAGTGCAGAATTTTGTAGTTACTAAGAGCGCTGAAATTGAAAAGTTAAATCCAGGTGTGGAAGTAGATTTATATGGCGTTGTTAGTGACATCATACAAGGTAAAAGTGCTAAACAAATATCTGAAAGAACAAGCACAAAACCGTTAAGCGCTATAGCAAATGATCTAGTTAGTGAAAATAAGGCAGATGAATTTAATGCGCTTTTAAAAGGCAATAATGTAAACATAACGCTTGATGAGTTTAAAAGCCTTTCTTCTCAGGAGCGGGCTCCTATTATACAAAAAATGCGTGGAATACAAGTACCAGTAGATGATTCAGTTAATTATGCTGTTATTGCTCCGCGCTCTAAAAACTTCTCAGCTAATCTATATACGTCACCTGTTGCTGGTGCATTCGTTGCTTATCAAGCTTATCAAGCAGGAATGTCTGAAGATGCAGTTGAGTCTAAGCTTGCTAAAGATTATGAGTATGATGAAGAAGACATTGCTGAAATACGGCAACGTGTTAAAGTTATAGCGGATGCTCAAGAAGCAGGTATGAGCATTGAAGACATCAAAGCTAAAATGGAAGGTAGACAGACAGTAGCTACCACGAAATCATCGGAACCTAGTAAACCTAAAAAGCAGTCAGGTAGTTTAGAAGACAAAGCTCAAGCTTCTAGGTTTAACGACCTGACAAACATCGCTGGTTCTAGGCTTAATGGTAAATCTTCGCCTAAAGCTGAAAACTATAATAAGATTGTAGATGAAACTGTAGAAATGTCAGCAGAAGAACTTGTCAGTTCTATGAAAGTCATTCATCCGACTATGGTCTCAGATACACTAACTACTATTCCTGCTTTCTTTGGTAATAAAGAAGCTAAGCAGCGCTATGACATAGCTCGTGAATCTAGTCGTAAGCGTATAGTTGATACTGCAAAAGCTAATTACAATCTTGACTTAGTTTGGGCGCCTGAAGGTGTTGCAAGTGAAGGCTTCTACGCTAATACAGAACAAGGTCTTGTAGAAGTTACACCAGGTTTTTGGGAAGACATTAAAAAAGTATCTGGTGAAATAACAGGTGGTATTAGCGGTGCAATTGCTGGCGCTAAAGTTGGAGCTTCATTAACTCCGCCTATTACTCCTTGGGCTAAAGCTGCTGGTGCTGTTATTGGTGGTGCTGTAGGAGGTATTAGTGGTGCAGTAGCTGGTTCACAAGCTGATTATCTGTATCAAGCCATTAAGCTGCAAGAAGACATGGAAGCTGAGGCTATGGCTTACAAAGCACTAAGTGCTTTTGAAGCTGCTGCTATTGGTGAAGTGATTGGTTATCCTCTTGTCAAAGGTTTAGGCACAGGTTGGAACGGTATAGTTAAGGCTAAAAATTATATTCAAACTGGTGAAATAAGATCAGCGTATAAATCTTTGAAAGATACTACTTTTCTAAATGATGACCAAATTGCTAATATAGTAGCACAGCTAGAGAAGCATGCTACTTTAGAAGGTAACCAATACGAGAAAGGCATCAAAGCTGTAACATTAACTGAGCCTGGAATGCAAGACTTAGTTAGAGCAGCAGCAGGCACTCATCCAAAGGCAGGCTCAGCTACTGCTAATATTGTGAATTCTAGAGCTGAAGATGTTCTACTTCAGACTTCTAGACTTACTGATGAACAAGTACCTAGGATGCTAGCTGAAGACTTACGCAACTATACAATAGATGTTAAAGATCAATATGCTAAAGTTAAAGCGTTAGCTACTCAGTCTCCTAAAGGCCTTAACTTTCAATGGAATATGGACGAACTGGCTATTCAACCAGTTATGGATGACTTATATAAAAAGCTAGTTGATCCTGCTACTAAAGAAAAGTTCATGCTGCAAATGCAGCGTGTTAATGGTATGTCTGAAACTCATAAGTACGGTGATCTTATAGAGCTTAGGCAAACTGTAAACGATTTTCTTTACAATACAAAAATAGCTAAAGCGGATGATAAAAATTCAATTCGTAAAGTAATTAATAATATTGACGCAGCTATTGAGGAAGGCGCTGATAGTGTACTAGAGAATCCTAAGCAATGGCTAAAAGATTGGTCTAAAGCAAGATCAGACTATAGTCAAATGAAACAAGTAGAACGTACAGCAATGTATCGTTCAATGTATGATGCTAAAGGTAATCTAAGATCAGTGCAACCTGAAACAATTGTTAAATCATTAGGTAAGTATATCACATCTGTTGATGGTTCATTTGAAAGTATAATGTCTAAGCTGCCTATAGAAGGCCGTAAAATGTACGAAGGAGCAGTTGTTGATGCATTGACTCAACAATTTACTGCTGGTATATCTCAAGGCTCTAAAGCGATTCACTTTCCTATGTTAGCTGATGAGCTAAGAAAAATTAACTTTACAACTCCAGCTGCTAGAGCAACTAAGAACGCTTTGTTAGAGTTAGGTGAAACGTTTAAAAACGATGTGTACTTAGCTCAAACAGCTGGTAAAATAACTATACCAAAGTTTCAAAGCTACTTAACAGTTGATCCAGTTGTACGAGCTAAGTTTGAAGTGGCATCAGGTATATTCAACTACATTAAAAGTAAAGCACCAGGTGATGCCAACAGACAGTTAGCTCTGGTTCGTGCTACAGCTAAGTTGCTAGAAAAGCCGCTAGATGTTCAGAACTTTAAATTCTTACAAGAGCAAGTGTTTGATGATTCTAATCTGTCTAAGCAAATTTTAGAATTACAGCAAAGTGCTGCTCGTAATCGTGCAAAAGAAGTTGACGTAGGCACAGCTAGAGTAAAAATATTTGCAGGTGGCAAACTAAAGGGTACAAATCAAGTTGCATCTATACCTCCACATAGAATATTAACGTTGACTCAAGCCAAGGAGATTGCTGAAACAGAATCAATCACACTGGATAGTAAATCGTTAGACGCTATACTTATTAAGTACGGTTACAAAGCAATTTTAGAAAGTTCTGATAGAGTTCGTATCCTAGGAGATAAGTAATGACTATTAAAATTACAAAGCAATTAGCAACAATGGAAGATTTGGCAATTGGTACTGGTACAGTGTCGCAAACACGTAATGGTGTGCCAATGACATTAACTAAGATTGACATGGCCACTAAAGCGGAGCTTGCTTCACAGGCAGCAGACGAGGGCGCATCACTAGTCTCAATGGAAGGCGGGCCAACGGTTGAGGTTGCGGTAACCAATGCTGAGGCTGATATTCTTGATCGCGTTATCCGAGTCTCAAGCCGCGCAGAAATGCAAGCGTATGATGTTGGCGCCGGGTACCAGTTTAGTCTTGAGGAAGGCTGGCGCTCAGGGATGTTTGTGATTAAATCTGGAACATCACCCTCTGACCCGCAGGAGGGGGTCTATGTTGTGCTTGATAATGGAAATTATGCTATGCGTCGGTATGATGGGATAACTGGAAATGGCGGTATTAACATGGCTTGGTTTGGGGTAGAGCCTGATGGTTCTACAGACAACACAGCTACGGGTCAGGCCGCTATTGATTTTATTTCTTCTGGCAAAGTGTTTCTTCCGGCGGGATCAATTCTCACTAATAGATGGTATGTAAACAAAAGTGGATTGCATTTTGAGGGTGCTGGCGAGAATTCTACGATAATCACTCATACAGCAACTACAGGCGATGCAATTACAGTTTCTGACACTAGTAGTCTAGAGAATGTAACTTTTAGAAATATTAGTTTTAATACCTCTGTCACAAAAACCTACGGGTATTATATATCTCTCGACGACACATATTATGCCGGCATCTATAACTGCACTTTTAATGGTGGTTACAGCGGTATCTTAATTACTGGCAAACCTTCTTGGTTCACACGAATAGCTGATGTTAGAATAGCTGGTGTTTCTGAGAATGGAATTGTTATTAATGCAAACACCGGAGGGCAAGGGTGTGTTGATGTTGTGCTTGATAATATTTTTGTTACCGGCCAGTCTAGTTCGGTTGAAACCAAAAATGGTATTCTAATAGAGGCTGCTGGCGATTTGACAATAAAACACTTCCAAAATTTTTATTGTACTACTGGCATGAGAGTAACGCCAGATAGTGCAGTTGATTCTCAGCGAGTTCAGGCTTTGTTTGTTTCCGATTCATTTTTTGACGCAGGAACTGGGTCAGGCATTATTATAGACCCAAGAAACTCTGCAGAAGTTCAGCTATTTAAGCTGTACGACACTTGGTGTGCCAGCTCAGGCAGTGACGGCATTATTTTAGGCTTGGGAACTGGGTCAATTAAACAGACGGATATAACAAACATTATCTGCTCTGCTCATGCTGGCAAAGGCTTGCTTTTAAATCCAGTAGCGTCAAGAACGCGGATTACCAATAGCTCTTTTTCTGCTAATACCGATTCTGGGATATCAGTTGCAGCTGATGTTTCAGACTTTGAAATAATAAACTGCACTTGCGGGCCATCTGGTCAGTTTGGAGGAAACGCTGGCAGAGGAATTTTAATAAACACTGGAACATCTAACAATTTTGTAATAGCAAATACTAATGTTACTGGGAATACACTTGCTGGGCTTAACAATTTTGCCTTTGGCGTAAACCAAAAGATACATGACAACATCGGGTATGACACATTCAACAGAGGATCCGCTACTATGGCGGCGGGCAATACTTCTGTGTCTGTTAGTCACGGACTTGAATCGCAACCTGCAAAAGAAGACATACAAGTGACGCTAGCTAGTAACCCACAAGGCGCATTGTATTGGGTGTCTGCTGTGTCATCAACTACATTTGATATTAGCATTGATGCTGCCGTTGCAGGTGCTATATATTTCGGTTGGGCAGTAGGCATAGAAGGCAATTAATAACTATGGAAAAACCTAACACTTAGATAAACAGGAGGTAATAATGCGCACTGAAAACTTTAACGCAGAAGAGTTCAGAGACTGGGCCGATGAAATGTCGCCCAGGCTTCTGACTATGTTTGACGTGCTTCGGTATCAGCTTGGCCGGCGCGTCATTATCAGCCCACATCCTTACAGCCTTGGGCGGAACCTTGGGCGCGACGACATGTCCGCTCATAATATCGACCACTGGGGCGAGGTATTGGCGGGGGATTTCTTTGTCGATGGTGTCACACATAGAGAAGCAGTGGAGGACGTTGCACGTAAGATGAAGTTGATAGGCTTTACCGGCATTGGCGTGTATTCTGATACTCATTACATTGACGGACTGCATCCAATGTTTCATGGTGATGTGAGGCCAAACGAGAAAATGGGTGATCCTGCAACTTGGGGGCGCGTTTTCGATGGCGGAACAGACATCAACGGAAATCCAACAAGTGAGTACACAAGCCTGATGGCTGCTATTCAATCTGTTACAACTGGAGTTTAAAATGAAACCTAATAAAGCATGGTACAAATCAAAGACAATCTGGGGCGCAATCGTTGCGATTCTGGCACTCGTGGCCGGGGCATTCGGCTATAGTGTTGGGCAAGAAGCGCAAAGCGAGGTCGTGGCCGCGATCATTGGCGTTGTAGGTGGGCTGTTTGCTATCTACGGACGGATCAAAGCCGTGGATAAAGTTCAGTGATCAGCCAAATACTCTACCTGCTGGCGGTGCTAACAAAGGCCGTCAAGCGGGTATTTCGTAAGAAAGAACAACGCGAGGCCCAGGATGAGCGCGACAAGATTGACTCTGACTCTGCTCAGTACGCTGCTGATAAGTTTGGCGATTGCAGGGTGCAGCAGCTCAATGCCGACAAAACCGACGACCCCGAGCGGACTGACGGTGATGGCCGGTGACGGAATAGTGTGCTACTCGGAATCTGATAATGCTCAGCTAATGACCTACATTCTTGAGCTTGAGCGAGGCTATAATGCACTCCAATGACTAGACTGATACTATGCTCAACAAGAAACCCAAAATTTTACAGATGAGACCATGTAATATGCCAGATCCTATGTGGAATAAACTTGACAGGCATGATGAGATCATTAGTACACTCCAGCAGAAGCAGGCCGCAACAGACGCGCGGCTAAAAGCTATGGATGAAAGGATTGATCGCAATCAGCACGAAATAGTACGCTGTATAGGAAGACTCGAGGCAAAGATTGACGAGCAAAGTAAGTGGATGAATAAATCAAAAGGCGGTCTCCGTTTTGGTGTGTGGTTAGCTGGCGTAAGTCTAACATTAATTGGCATCCTTGCCACATGGGTTAAGTTCTTTAAGGGCGGTTAACTGTTAATTCACTTTGTAGAGCATCGACAACGGTTTGCAAATCCCAAGCGGCTATTGCAATACCGTTGTTTTTTCTTATACGTTCTAAAGTATACTCTTGTAACTTAGATAATGTACCTTTTCCATACTTAACTTCTATAGCTACAAATATGCCTTTAGGTGAACAAGCTAAAATATCAGGAGTACCTTTTTTATTAGTAATTATAGTCTTAATAGCCCAAAAGCCATTTAAGTTTAGCCATTTAAGTATTACTGTTTGTAGATCTTGTTCGCTCATACATCACCCATATCTAAAGGATTACGCCAGCCTAAGAATACAGCTGGACCACGAGGTACACCAGACTTAGTTATTCCTTGATGCTTAAACCTAGCTAAAAGCACTAAGTACTTTGCTTTGTTATTCCAGATTTCTACACGTTGAGCTATACTGAAACCTGTGCCAATCTTAAAGATGTTACCTTGATACTTGCAGATCAATGAACCCATCATACCACTTGCTATTCTATTATCTTGGTGCTTAGATCGTACAGCATAGCCCATTTCATTTAGCTGTTTATCGTTGTCATTATGATGAAGCTCTGTGAAGTCTATTACAATAGCTTCATCAGGATCAAATGGCTTCATTTTCATACCCATTTCTTGTATTTGAGTACTGCGACCATGCTTATATATTGCAAACGGATCGCGCAGTATAAGGCCTTCATAACCATCAGACCTTGCTTGATCGTATAACACTATTGCTTGCTCAGGTTCAACTATAGTTACGTGCTCTACACCAAAAGCAAACTCATGATCTAAACAGAAAGTTTGTGCTAATCCTAGTCTAGTCACAAAAGCTTGGTTAAACGGTTTAGCGTAATCAAACACTTTAAATTCAAAATCAGGTTGTCCTGTACGGCTCATGAACGCTGATTGATTGTTATCATACACTAGACCATCTTTACCTTTTAATACTAATTCACCATCTAGAAACGGCGGTAAATCTGCAAGTACTTTTTGTGCGTACAGATTAGGTATTTGCTTTAAGCTGTTAGACAATAATCCTTTTTCACTAGTGACTCCTCGAATACCATCAAATTTAACAGATGCAAGCTTAGGCCATTTTTTCATATCAAATGGACTAACTAGTTTACTGCAAGGCTTCATAGGTCTAAACATTATATAGTACTCCGTTTGAACACACTATCTACAAAATTTCGCTTATTCAACGACACTGTTTTATACACTTGAGCGCTTATTGCTCCTTTGACTAATAAGAAATGCACATTTATTGGTATACTACGCTTCTTGTTACTTTGCCTAGCTCTTCGCTGTGTGTGTCTTGCTGTAGAGAAGTCTTGCGAGTAAATAACTAAGTCTTGATACTCATACAAATCCACACCTTCTGCATAAGACGTTGCTTGTAGTATTAAAGCATTCTTGAAATGCTGCTCTAGCTTCTGCTTTTCAGCTATGTAGTTATACATTATTACTAACGAACTGTTATCACCAAACTTGTTAAGTATGAAATCCACTTTTTCAGTATTGGTTAGTACATACCTGTCTACATCTATTTTTATTGTGCCTCCTTCTAGCTGGTGTAGGCTAGTCCTAAGCTTAGAACTATTGTCACAGACAACCATGCCTACCCTTAGCTCAACTAAGTCATGTTTTACCAGTTCGTTGTACACTTCTCGTGTAGTTGAATCTAACTTAATATGATGCACAACGTCTGTAGGCTCATGCTCAAAACCTAGTTCTTGTCTAGTAGCAGTTACAAACAAATGTTTAACGCATGCTAAAGCAGAGTATACATCTACTTTATCATACTGCTGTATATCTATGCAATTAATTTTTATACTGTAAGGCTTACCATACATTCTGAACCATTCATAAAATGAATTATGCATTTTCCAGGGTGACCAAGAAGACAAAGCAAACTGATGATATAGTTGCTGTGGCCCTTGAGCATGTGGTGTCGCACTTATATAAATCAATGGTACAAAAGCAGTTAGCTTATTTACATCTTTCCATAGCTTTCCTACTTTAGGAAAAGCAGAGATGTAGTTGTGCGACTCATCTAGCATTATAAGATCAAACTTACCAGCTACTTTACTAGCTTTATGGTAGTTAATTACAGTATAATCTTTTAAATGCTTGAACTGCTTTAAAGTTTCTAACCAACCGCCTAATGCTTGTTTCTTAGTTATTATCAGTACAGTACTTACTTGCTCGCATCTTTCTGCAACCAATATAGCTGCTAGACTTTTACCAGTGCGCTCCTCACATGCTAAATAGACGATCATATCTTCGCGTAATATTTCATACGCGTCATCAGCTAGTCTGGTCTGATAATCGTAAGGTGTCATACAGCATCCGTTACTTCTATATGAAAGTGTGTTTTAACGATGTCTGCATAAGCTTTAGACATTCTAGTGTTCCTTTGCCATTGACTTACAGACTGAGGTGATGCACCAATTAACTGAGCAAATCTATACCCAGAAATATTGTGCTCTTTTAAAATACACTCAACTGCCGCTTTAGTATTCATACTCTAACCACTGCAGCATCAATAAACACATCTTCATCAGAATACTCCACATCAAAAGGCGACAGCAATTCTTCAGTTCTGTCTTCTTTAGTCTGAGTAATCTTAGTACTATACAATACTTCTATTGTTTCTTTAATTAGCTCAGGAGTATAGCGTGTATCAATTAGCTCTTGATTCTGCTTAAACCTGTTTAATGCAACTTTATCTAGCAGTTCACAGTTTTCTAGATTGTCTGGGTAATGCTCACTGACTTCTGCAATTATCTTTTTAGTTATAGATTTTTGACGTGGCTTGTCTCCTTCGATCATAAAGAAGTCTTCTACACTAAACACGTTAGGTATGCCGTCACCTGTGTCACCTTTTAAAATGTGAGTAACAAGATCGTACTCAGTGTTTTCTAACGTCAACATCTTGTTGCGATTAGGGCTGAACTGGAATGTACCAGAGTACAAAGTTTGCAACTGAATCATGTCTTTGTCGCTAGATACGATTACAGTCTTTTCATCTTTATCATGAGCATACTTAGCTAACACTGCAATAACATCGTCAGCTTCTGCGCCACGAGTATCAATCATAACATAATTAGTGTATTCAATGATGTCTTGCTTTAGAATAGCTAAGTGTTCATAAAACAAATCACTGTTAATTGTAGACGTCTCGCGTGCTTTAAGTCGTGGAGCTTTGTATGCAGGTTGTACATACGAACGCCAATAAGGTTTATTGTCTGCACATATAATCATACGACCGAACTGCTCACTGTACTGCTTTTCGTAATCAATCAAATCTGTGAAAAGTGTATGTCTAACTTGCTCAATACTAGGCTCTTGTTCGTTAACATAAAAGTTGATGATTTTATGATAAGCGACACCTGACAAATCAATAAGTAGCATAATAGGTACTCCAAAGTAAAGGTGATTAAGATCTCCTGTGGCCTCCGTCACCAAGTTTAAATTTAGGCCCTGATAAACATATTAGCCTAGATTTAAAACTTGATGACGACTACGAAAACCACGTAGAATCTGATTTTTTAAATATCGATTTTCGTCTTTGATTGCCCGTCCAATTCGATCAAAAAAGCCATGTTTGTCATAGCATGCCACAAGTGTGGCATACCTGAGTCTTGATCGTGTATTTCTCCTTCTCTATAGTCTTGTATGTGTCTTAGCATAGCCGCTTCGTAACGACTAAGGTCATCGCAGTTACGCCAATTGTCCGGCTTGTACTTTCTTGCACCAAATGTTAATACTTCAGCTAAAGCTCTAGTTGAAGATGCTGGAACTAAGTCTAGTCTGAGTTTATCTCCATCGAATTTAATAAACTCCTCGACGACTTCAACACTGGTTATACCTGTGTCCATTAATATTGCTGCGCAGTTAGGACAAGGTGGCTGAGACACGTAAGCAGTATATGGACCTGTGTCATTGTCTTCAAATTCGTCACAAGCCATCGCTTCAGCATGAATGTCTGGTGTCTCATCATCGTCAAAAGAAGCATTGCGACCTGCAGCAATTATTGATCCATTTTTATTTACGATGACACAACCTACTTTGCGCTTATCTACGTTAGACTTAGCTGCTTCAGCAAGTACGTATTTAACTATCTCTTTAGTAGCCATTAGACACCTTTATCTATGATTGCTTGTAAGCGTGGCTCAGGCGGTACAAAGTATGCGCCTTTGTCACCTGCGTTAGCTTTTATATGCGAGTCAGTCTTTTTGATAGACTTAGAGTCATTACTATCACATACTACAAGTAATGCTTCTACAAATTCTTCAGATGTCAAACCGTTGTAGTTTGCTTGAGCAAAGCTCAAAGTAATTAGCATTTGAATGTTGTGAATATGAGACGACACAACTTTAGTGTTAGAAAATCTACTTAGCACCATTGAACTTATTTCAACTGGTTCAAAAGAATCAGTATTATTTAACATCCTAATAACTGCATTATGCGCTTTACTTTCACTATTTACAATAGCTTCATTTGCTACGTCTAGTTTCCATATAACGCCTAGCGCTACATAAACTACATCGCATAGAGCGTCTAGTCTATCAACGTCTGTATCTGCATCAAAGTATTCTTGTAATTCTTCTTTTAACAAATCTACACTTAGCTCGTGATTATAGTCGCGTGCGTACCTAAGTGAATTCCAATTAATTACTTTGTCATACACTACATTCATGTTAATCATGCTTTTAACTCCTTTAGTTAACTAGTTTACGCCTTGAGTTCTAAGTCAAGTTTAGCGTGTGATTGATATACACTCAGTGCAATATCGCTGGGTTTAAACATACAAAAATCTTTGCCTGGTTTAGATGTCAACCTGTAAGTTGGTGCATTACCCGGTAGTGGACTGCAGCATACTTTCTTTATGTACTGTAGTGCTGCTTCGTAGTGCTCAGCATAGATGTGGCAATCACCGAGTGACATCTTAATTTCACCTGGCTGTAAACTAAACTCATTAGCAATAGCTATTAGCCAAGCAGCTGCAAATACAATATCTGATGGTAGACCGATCATCATATCAACTGAACGCTGTGTCCACAGCATATCAAGATACTTACCATCACGAACATAGAATTGATACATCATGTGACAGCAAGGTAAATCTAACTCATCAAGCTTTTCTGGTCGCCAGCCATTAATAATCATACGACGATTCATAGGATCATAAGCTAGTGCATGCTTTAGCTTTTTAATCTGATCGTCAGCATGCCATGCATTGCCATAGTCGACGTTTATAGAACCATCTTCTTTAGCCCACTGATCCCAATAATTACAGCCCCACGTTCTAAAATCATAAATATTAGTAGGCTTACGTAGCATTGCTGCTAGCTCACCGAATACACCTTGCGGATACATCTTGCGGCCTTGCAAAATTGGGAATGAGTTGGTGCCATTTATTGGAACAGTTAACATATCACCAAACAGAGATATAGTTTCACCGTTACGGGTCTGTCGTCTTTCACCGTTAGATAAAATGTAGCCTATCATGTCAGCGTAGTGTCGTTCAAACTGTTGCATAGCATTCTCCTTATCGTAAATGATTAATTTTTAAACAGTTGTTTAACTCACACCATATAGCTGATCTGCATTCTCGATGTAACTCTTCTTCTGTTTCAGGTGTTGTGCCTAATGGACAATTTTGAAGTACGTCAGATAAATATCTTGCTTCATCTTCATTTAAGTCAAGTAGTACTCGTGTGCTTGTTTGTACTGTTGAACGTGCCATAATTAACTCCATTGATTTATTAAATACATTATACCGTACTACATCCAGTTTGTTAAATAACATTTTGGACTAAGCTTATAACTTATTGTTTATTTACTTATGCCTGTGTTAAGTCTGTCATACATGACCATCCCATCTAAGTGATAGTCCCAAACATTAGCACAATCATCGTCTTCAATGTCACCCCAATTGAAACCAACAGCTACGTCTACAGGCATAGGCAGGTCTTTGATCTTGTACAACTTACTCATTTCTACCCATGCTTCCTGCATACACTCTGCTAGCTTTATTGCTACTGCTTTATACACTTCAGGATCATTAGTAGCATCAATAATAAATGAGTCATGAATGAAGTCACCTATCATGACATCTGTATTACACTCTTTATTATAGTTAGCTAACCATGGAGCAAAGTAATGAAGAGCCAATTTAGCCACTTCTGCGCCAGCGCCTTGATTCATGATGTTCATTTGATCTGTCATAAGATTACCTACATACTTACGACCAAAAGGTGTGCTACCTAACTCACCGCGTCTCCAAGCACTTATTTCTTTTTGTTGCCACTTATTAATTTCACCAAACAAACTTAGCCATTTACGCTTGTGTCTTGTAGCTAGTCGCTCTTCTATCAACAAACCGTAAGTAATCAGTATGCTTAGTACCATACCAACAGAGCCGCCATACAGTAAATTAAAATTGTACGTCTTAGTTACTTGTCTATCTTTCTTCGTCCAATCTTCGCCAAACAATACTGATGCCACAAAGCCGTGCAAATCCACGCCTTTTCTGAACATTTCTTCCATTAGCTTAATAGCAAGAATAGCACATATAGTTCTTAGCTCTAGCTGAGCATAATCTGAATAAATAAGGATGCGATCTGAATCAACAGGGTAACCAAACACTACTTTTAGAGCTCTTGGTATTTGCTGAAGGTTTTCATCAGACGAAGTAAATCGACCTGACCTAGCTGACGGTTTAAACTTACCTATAACTCTTTCTACATCGTACTTAGTTAAAAAGCTAAGTAGCTTGCTTCGTGTACGAACGTCTAACACTGCGCGCGCTTTATCATTACCACGCAATGCCAACTCAGATAGAAATTTCTTGTCTGACTGTTCTACATTAAGCCACTTGCGTACTTGCTGCCAGGAGTTAGCATTAATAGGCATTGGTATTGCTGCAAGTTCTTTACTGATTCTTGTATACTCTGCATTCAATCGTTCACTATCTACGGGCATGCCATTCCATTGAAAGTCTAGTGCTATACGAAGGCTAGACATATCAAGTTGGTATACAGGTGTTTCAATTGCTGATTTTACTGCTTCCCATACTTCTGGCATGTACTTAACATCTAATGCAGCATACAACAGTTGATCTTTTGTTAATGATGGTGAAGACCAATCTGACTTTTGCAATATGCTTTTATTCAATCCTGCTTTATTATAAGGATCATAACCAATAACGCTAGTTATAGCTGCATCTAGCGAAAACTCCATCCAGTAAGGCTTAGCTATACGTGCAGCTAGGAATGTATCGTCGAATTTTTCAGGAACGAATCTAGTGCCAGTTTGTTGCTGCGCTGTAGTTATATCGTAATGTGAGTTGTGCCAAATTGTATAATGCTTTATTATGAAAGCAGCTAGCTGAATAGAATTAGGCCATTCAACTAGTAGTACATGTTTCCAATCTTTTTGATAACACTGTAGTAGTCTAACTTTACCATAAAAGCCGCAAGTTTCAGTGTCACAAAATAGAGGCTGAGATTCATCAACAACAACAATGTCTATAAGCTTAACTATTCTATACATTGTTTTTTCTGCATGCTGGTGGACATTCATCATTAGTATCCCAAGTTGTTCTACAGAAATGGCATATAGTTTGACAACTGTACTGTATTGCTTCGCAATTACTGCTTATGTAATACACACAATCTTGCCATTCTTTACAACCGCGCGGATCATAGTCTTTTTCTTTTTTAGCGTCTTCATAACCTGCTGTATATAACGCGTCTAGTAATTCGTGTGTTTTTGCTGCTGATTTAATTACTGGCTTATTCATGAGTACATTCAGCCTCTATTCTAGAGCAGTCGTCAAAAGTTAGTTTATTAGTTAGCCACTCAGCATAATAACCTTTACGGTCAACTAAGTGCCAAATAACATCTGCTTCTTCGGGAGGGTCGCAGTCGCCGGGGCCGGCTCCAGGAAAGGTATGCTGCTTCCAAGGTTTTGCATGTGTGTAGCTATCAATTACTACACCACAAGGAATGCCTGAAACAGTTGTTGTAAAATCTGCTACTTCGCGATTACTCATAGTTGACTCCAGCGTCAGTGAGCAATTAATTAATAGCATACTTTAACCGGTATGCCAGCGGCTGTTGTTACTTATAGACGTGGCTTGCCTTTAGGAGCATCACCTTCTGGTTCTGGTTCCTGACGTTCATCACCTGTCCAACCTTCATCACCTGTCCAACCTTCACCGTCTTCTGGCTCAGCTGCGTCAAAGCCTGCGTCAGTAGTGAATTCTTCCAGTTTCAGAATTTGGATAGCGTCCAAATACAAAGTAACACCTGCATCTACCAAAGCACCTTTAGGTGTTGAATTGGTATAGATAGCCATGGCGCCAGAAATGACACCGACTGAACCATTACCAATCTTAGTACCTTCAGGAAGCTGCACTTTGCGAGCTCGAGTGTTGTACACTTGTACTACCTTCGGCTTGCCATCTGGAAACGATGTTCCAGTTTTAAATGCTAGATACAACTTACCATCTTCTTTATAGATGGCTTTACCGTCTTCGTCCTTTTCACCTGTAGCATTTTTGTGAACATAAATACCATTGGACTTAGCATCTTTCTTAAATCCTGCTGGCTTGTTATCTTCCCAAAACTTCTCAATTGCTGCAACAATAGGATCGTTAGCTTCAATAACTACGTTAGCAACATATTGCAGCTTACCAGACAAATTCTCTTTGCCGCTACCGTCGATTGTTACCCACTCAAGATTGCCTTTAGGTGACTTGAACTTTGCGATACTAGACATAAGTTTGCTCTCTTTTAACATAAGTTTGCTAGACGCTAGGTTTATTCCCAACGTCTAAATATATTATAATTCAAATTTAGGCTGTTGTACACATATTTTTGAATTATTTATTAAATCACTTTTGCTTTGACTGCGGTGACTTAGTTGTACTAGCTTTAACCTTTGGTGGTACTGTTACCTTAGCTGTACCTAATTGGTACTCCTTAGGTGTTGCCGACGCTCCTCCAGCAATAGCTGTTTGGGCTAATTCAGGTTTAAGCGTTACTATACGCACAAGACTGAATGGCTTTTCAACGATATTACCTTCATCGTCAACTATAACTGCAATACCTTCACCTGATCGCTCAAGTAAACCGAAGTGAATAATCTCACCTTCACCTTGTGGCTTGTCTTGATCTTTCTCTGGTGGGTTACGATACCATTTAGCTCTCATAGCAGTTTCCTTAATTAAATAGTTTGGTTATTGCTGCACTGATATATTTAGCTTGCCAAATTGCGTCGTCTAATGCATTATGACTTACTCCTTTGTAGTCCACTTCGATATTACCTGCAAATTGTCTTAGCGTGCGCATGCATCTGTCTGAATTATGATTCCATGGTATTTTTATGTCATTTAATTGAAATTGACGTTCAAGCATACCAAGATCAAACTTAGTTCCATTAGCCCAAACAGTATCAGGTTTGTTAGCTTCCACAAAAACCTGTATATCAACTAACGCATCTGGTAACATAATAGAATCAGAATCTTGTTTATAATTAAACAAACCTTTCAAAGCTTCCGGATTATTTACTGCTTGCTGAGTCCAGAACTTAATAGTTCCAATAGTAGCGTTTATTTGCCAATCATTATCAATATAAATTGGTAAGTATAAGGTATTACCAATTTTACCTGTGTTTTTGTTAAACATAGCTAAACCGATAGATAGAATTTGACTATCTACTAATGTTCCAAGCGTTTCAAGATCAATAGATAATTCTTTCATAGCACTTCTCCTCTATACCGTTGGATTACGGCTTGTTAAAATAGTTTTAATGTTTCTGTCTTGCGCGTTTTCTACGTGCTTTCTGTGAAAGTTTGTTTGGCTTTCTACCGTATGTATCTTCTTCGCTTTGCGGCTTAAATTCAGAAGTCGGTAACATACTCGCAAGTAATGACCATACTGATTTCTTTTTAAACATACTCAATACCTCTTAAAATAGTTTAAATTTTGCTTTTGCACCAACTAAGTTATACCCAACTCCATCTTCATAATCAGTGATACCACTGTGATGTTCTATGAACAAGTCTATACGTTCAGTTGCACGTACTTCTGCTCCAATGATTCCTATTGGATTTTTCAAAGCAACTTCAGGCGCGTCTGCTCCGGTACTATGCATAGCCATACCACCGTAGACAGTGCAACCTTGTAAAGCAACTAGCATAACTAACATTAGTTTTTTCAAAATATGTCCGCCTTTTTCCAGCCTTTCGATCTGATGATTACTTTATCTAAACTTTCGCGCAGATCACGCCTTAGTTTACTTTTATTCACTTCTTTCCAACTTGCTAGCACTTGATCTGGCGCTTCAGGGTCAGCTACCTTCTTTGCTTCTTCTATACCACATTTACTGTACACACGCGATGCAGTATAGCCAACACTTACACTACCATGGCCACCGTAATAACTTGTACCTGGCTTAGCTATCTTAGCTCCATCACCGTACTTATTAAAGAACAACCTAGCTAGCTCTGCTTTTAATTCTTTATTATTTAAGTGATAGCTAAGGTCTTGAACGTCTGGTGCATCGCGTTCAATCAAGTCGAATATAAGCTCTGTTTTAGTTACATGCAAGCCTGCGTAGTACTGAGCTAACTGCCAGTAAACACCGTCAACCATGTTACGATCACGGTTAAGACGTATTTCAGATGGTGCAAAGTTATAACCAAACACTAAATTAGTCTTAGTTACGAATAAACCATTAACAAAGACTTCACCAGGCCGCTTTTGCCAAATGTCTACTTTCTTTGGTAACTTAGGTGGCTCATCAGAAAAATGAGGTATTTTAGCTACTAGCTCGTCAAGATCAATGTCATTAATCAAGCAAGAGAATTCTATGTTGTCTTCAGTAAGACGTTCAGTAACTTCCAACTTGAAAGTTGCTATGTCAAATTGATTAGCTGAAAACAATCCTTCAATTATACTGCCATTTGTGGTTATAGTAGGTTGGTACCTTCCACGAGTAAGCACAAGCATGCCAATCTTATAGCCTTCGCCGTACTTACCGATTGCATTACTATCTTTAACTGACTGACCTAATACTAAAGTGTTAAGTGGTAGGTCTGCATCAAATGTTGTTACTTTAATAGTGAAAGAATTAATTTCACACTTATATTCTTTACCGCTATCAATAGCATTCTGTACCATCTCGCGGATAGCATCAATAGCTGACCAATCTGCACAATAATCTTTGCTCATGTTATAATCAATCAACATACAATTCTCCTTGTTTGTTTAGCTAGCTTCATCGGCGTCGATCTTGGCTAGTAGCTTTCTTGACACTTCCCATTCGTCTGTCTGCCCAATTGCACACTCTTGGCAATCTTCTGCAAACTCTGTTGCCATAAGCTTACGCAAAGCCCCCACCAGCTCATCGTGAAGGTTTAGCTTGTTAACCATGCTAATCATCCTGCGCTCATCATTTCCGCGACAGATAAAATTTTCTTCGTTATCAACAATATGCATCAACCCGCAGCATGAATCCTCATCATTAACAAGATCAAATTTTTCGCTCATTAGTCTTCTCCAGCTTAATCACGCTGACATAGAACTTCACGTTTGTACCCTGAGATTATCAAGCACAATATAATTTTATGCCCGCTGTGCCACCTACTTAGCGTGCTTTCGTGCACTCCTATGACTTTTGCAAACTCGATTGCTTTCATCCCAACTTCGTTATTGATCCTACCTTCAAGTGTGTGCCTATTCATTGGTCTTCTCCATCGGCATTGTAGGTCACCACTCACCTAAATGGACGGCAGTAGCGTGGGTGATCCACTGGCAGATCCTCGGCGCGCATGGTGGCGGAGTCTTCCACCTTAGATAGCACGTTGCCTATGCGGCACAGTGAGCCGTAGTTTTCTGCTGTGTTAGCATCAGTCTGGATTATGTCGGAGGCGTCTCGCAAAGCCGTCGCAATCTCAGCCGCTAGCGCATGACTCAGTTCAAGTTCAGCCTTGCACGCTTTCTCCAACACAATACAATCGACGTTAGCCGCGCGTAGGCGCTTGTTTTCAATCTCAAGCTCAGCCGCTCGCGCTTTTAGAAGCGTGATTTCAGCAACTTGATTATCTGGCCATTCATCAAAACAATCTTCACAAAAAGGGCCGCTGTAGCCGTGGAACAGTGAATCTTCACTAGCCCCTGCACGACCTGTGAGATCTTCACACTCAATGCAATGCTCGTAGTTACTCATCGCTATCTTCCTGCTCCAGTTCGTTGGCTGCTTCTCGCAGACGCATGGCCTTGAAAGCCAAAATGCCCCGCGCCTTTCCGGTGTTTTCATAGCGCTTAAACTCATCTGCCATATCCTGAATCGCCTCGGCCTTTTGCCGCAGTAGCCATGCGCCTTCCATTTTCTTTATGCGCCTTTCATTTTCTTTGCACGCTGCCTCCCATGCGACACAATCAAGGTTGGCCGTGCGCAGGCGCTTGTTTTCAACCTTGAGCTCCGCGATCTCCACTTTTTGACTGATAATTTCCTCGACCAAATTGCGTCCATAAACTTCTTGCCCAGCTAGTCCGCTCATAGTTCTGACCTCCCGATCTTCATATGGTTAATGTACTGCGCCATTTGCTTGACTCGGCTCACAGTTAGCTGCTCAGTGCCGTCTAAACCCTCAACCTCCGAAATGCAGGCGGCGATCTTATGTATCTCAAGTAGGTTCTTGCTGGCCTCGCAGTTACAGCTATTGCCAGTGGCATCCTGCGTACGAGCCTGCCATTGAGCACCGTCACAAAAAGACTCCCAAAGCCCATTTATTGGATGCTCGATCACGCCATTATATTGCTTGTGCTGGTACATCTGGTGCTGGACGTGGAACTCTGCATCAGAAGGTATTAAGCTGCACTTTTCAAACGCTTTCCGTTCAATATCGCTCATCAGACTGTCCTCCATGTTCCCGTTCCAGTTGTTCCCCGGATTTCTCCTGGGCTCCTGTTCAGCTGTCGCCGTAGTCAAACGGGAAAAGCTGGTCAGCTACCTGGACAACAATTCGCTCAAAATCTGCGGTTTGATCCACACCCAAATCAATCATAGCATCACGGACGAGCGAGTACAGCTCATGCCTATTTTCCGGCTCGTCATCAGGACCAAATCCATGACTTGCGTCATCATCGTCACTATGCCAATCACTATAAAGTGGGTCTACTTTGGGGCTAGACTGCGGCATTTCGATGCTGCAGTTGTTTATACTAATATCACTTGGCGATCCAGATGCATGGCGCAATACCTCAAGTGCTACACGCTTGGTTTTCTCGTCCGCTCTGGCACCAAGAATTGCAATTATAGCTTCTTCTGTGCTTTTAATGGTTTCTGGTGTAGTGCCTACGTAAATTCCTACATTTTCCATACTGTTCTCCGATTAACTAATTGGTTGACTCTACTCTTTCAAAGACATGAAAGACAAAGGCACCGTTATTCAACATTACAGTGTCAATGAACTTCAAGTCTTCAACCTTACTGATTGAATGGCCAGTGCCATACACCTCAAATACACGTTTAATGTGATAAGCATATGGATCTGGATCAACTACAATCCAAATGTATATATCGCCAAATTGCTCATTTGCCGACAACACAATTGATTTAGCTGATAACTCAATCTCTGTTTCTGGCTGAAGCAAATATTTCCAAACTTGGTTACTCATCACTCACTCCCTCAGATGTAGTTGACTAGGCGCTTAATTGCATCTCTTGCAATCGAGTTTGCTATCTGCATCTCAATATCGCCATCGTGGCCGCAAACCTCAACTGCGAAGTCAAAGCTTAGAAGCTGATCGGCAAGATCATGAAAAACTTTAGCGTCGCTACATGCAAGCTTTGCCTGCTCTTTCTTGTCGCTCATAGCCTTCTCCGGTTTCATCAGTTTCTACTAAGTGTAGACAAAGCTTTATTGATATCCCAGTTAGCACCTTCCAGAGCATTCTTACAAGTGTATAATCCCATGCCGGTTCTTTCTTGTAACTCCTTTACAGTTTGAGGACTACGGCGCTTAGCTACAACATTGCGATGGTTAATCTCTTCGTCTACTTCTTGCCTAAGATGCTTTGAGTAATCTAGCAAAAGCTCAAGATCATTATCTTTAATAGATTGCGCTGTAATTTCTGCCAATTTAGCAAAAGCAAGTTTAATGTCTAAGTCGTTCATTACACGCCTCCAATTAATATTGTTTCAAATTTTCAATATAATACATTATACATCAATTTTAATGATTTGTTAAATAACGATTTGGAATGTGCATAGACCAAATCGTTATAACGCCTTAACTAGTTTGTGATTACTTTGTTGCTTGCTCGACTGATAGCTACATACATCAGCTTTAGATACGTCTCAAAGTTTCTATCCGCGCACTGGCCTAAGTCTTCTGTATCAACTATTACTGTATGATACGTGCTGCCCTGACTTTTGTGCACAGTCTGCGCATATTGAAAATCAATGCATATAACACAGTCTCTAAAACTGAGGCAGTCTCGCCAAGCTTTTGATCTAGTGCGAGCTAACTTAGTTTGTGAGTTATTTTTAGACCAGCCTGCTGCCTTAAAACCTATATACTTAGATTCAATAGCTTTATTAGACTGTACAGCTTCTGCTTCTAAATTCTCTTTAGCTATCTTATACTCGTAGTGACCGAATATAACTGCGTGTTGCCATAGATCGCCGCCATCATCTTCTAAGATAGCAAACTTACATAGTCCTGACTTTACCAGATTTTCAAGCGTGCGAAATTTACTACCTAGCATTAGCGGATCAGTGTAGTGCAAATCTATATAGTCTGGTGCTCCAACCCACTCTTTAAACTCATAAGATTTTTGCGTAGTTGGGCTAAACACTCTATCGTACTCATCAGGATAAAGTTTACCTGCTATTTGTGCATTTAGTTCTTCTACTTGTTTATTAGTATAAGCTAACACTATGCGATCTTGCTTACTATTCTGATACTCTTTAACAATATCTTTGCCACGTTCAAAGTACTCAGGTATAGGGTCTAGTGGCTCTGGTTTTGCACCGTCTATATATGATATTAGCGCATTCAATGGTATCTGAAGTGGATTGTCATTTCTCCACTGCTTAGTTAACAACAGCTGGTAGTCTCCTTCAGGCGTTACTGCTGCTATGTCACCCACAGGTGGTAGTTGATATTCATCTCCGATCCATACGACTTTCAGTTCAGGGATTGCGTCATAATCTGAATCCTGAGCTTCCCTGATGTCCATGTAGTCTTTTTCCCCAATCATCGAATATTCGTCAAGGAATAAAACTTTCGGCTCACGGTTCGTCTCTGAGGACTTCATATTCTGACTAACATGCTCTTTCTTTGTAGCATGCACGTTTATCACTGGTCTTTTACCAAGGAATGAGTGCAGTGTAGCTACTGTCGCATTCTCAGGTAACTTGCTTCGTAAGATGCCACAAGCTTTATGCGTGTAAGCACACACAATATATGGAATATGATTGTCCATGCAATGCTGTACACCTTCAGCTAAGCTGGTTGTTTTACCTGTACCAGCAGCACCACGGATGTACATGTCCCAAGCTTGACCATCGTCAAGGAATTGTTTAAACATTGTTAGCATTTTATTCACCTTCATCATTAAATGTAGTTGTCTTAATGTAACCACGAACCATGAAATCTGTGCCATCTTCTACACGCTTCATAGTCACATTACCGTGTTCACGTAGTGCTTTAATTAGTGACCGTCGTACTCCTTGATTGTTAGTTAACTCTTGATACAGGTCATCTAATACACTTACCATTACTTCACCTGACTGTATAGCCTTTGCTACATGCTCGCAAGCATAGTCTAAACATAACTCTGTCAAGTAATCAAACTTGCGTTGTTTGAAGCAATAAGCTATCCGTGCAGCTGCATGCATGTTATCAGCTATCAACTCAAACTTGCCTTCAAACATCGGTGGTCGCATATAATCAGCAGCAGATAAAGGTTTAACTTCAGTAGCTAAGTAGTAGCAAAAGTCATTGACTGTATCTATAATAGTGTTAAAGACAATTTCTATGCCGCCTTTCTCTTCAACCCATTCTTGATCTGCTAATACGTTAGGTGTGTTAAACAAAGCTATCCGCCTGTCATTATCGTCTAGCATAAGCGGATTCTTGTTAGCTGTCATTATGAACGTCATGTTATGCTCATACGTATATGAGTTCATTCTCATTTCACGTATGTCAACTTTACGTTTACCGGTCATTGCTTTCAACTTACCGACTGCTTCTTCTTTCTCTCGCATTGTGGACAAGCTATCGCCATACTCATCTAACTCTACGAAGTACGCGCCCATAACCCAACGGTTAAACTTGTCAAGGAATTCGCTAGCTGATGGTGATGGTACAAGCCCGAATATCTCTTCTATGATTCTTACGAAAGTACCTTTGCCACTTCCTGGCACACCAAGAAAATATAACACAACTGGTGAATACTTAAACGTAGACAGCTTTGTCTTCAGAAAGCTAAGCAGATAATCTTGCATCAGCGGATCAGGTATAAGTGACTCAAAGAACTTTAAAGTTATCTCTGGCTTCTTGTACTTCTCTGCATAGTCTTCCGGTTCGTAGAAAATGTGCAAAGCAGGAGTCGCTTTAAAAGTATTGAAATCACGCTTAGTACTGTCATTACCAGCATTAAAACCAAAAGGCTTGTGAGGATATGTAACTGTCCGAACAAGTGGCACACTATGTATAATATCCTTCTTAGTTTTCGGTGTAGCAGTAACAGCTTGCAAATGGTTATACAAGTCAGTGTCACGTGCAAATGAAGAGTATATACCTCTACTACTGTCAACTGAGTAATGAACTTTAGCTAAGTCGTCGTACACAATTTCTAGCGTACTCTGATCCTTGGTTGTGAATATGGACCTATACTGTTCCCACTGGTCATCGTACTTCCATATCTGCACACCATCTATACTTGATTTGTTATTCAGCATAGGATCAACTACAGTTGAGTCAAGTCTTGACTGTGGCATTGGGTCATCAAACAACTCATTGATATACACCATTGCTTCAGCATACAGCTCTTGACTGATACTGACATCAGAACCGAGTATAGCACTCACTGAACTAAGATACGTGCTGCCTTCTCCCTCTGGTACATTATTCGGATGCAAGTGTGCACTTTCTAAATACTGTTTAGTTTGTCTGAATCGCTTCGGTGTTATAATTCTAAACAAGCCGGGCATATAATCACCTCGACTTTGCACAAACTGTTGAACTAGTGGTGCGAGGAAATTAGCTGTAAACAAATTAGTATTCTGTGTGCTAGTATCAGTTGCTACTTGTCTTGTGCTTTTGTACAACCGCGTAAGTAAGCTAACAACACTATCAGGTAGTTCAGGAATGTTTGGTAGTGGTTCTGCAAGTGGAACCTTAGTTTTATTTGAAGTAGTTGGTAAATACACGAAACCATTGTTACTATAAAAGTCAAGTGCTAACCCGTCTTCATTTATAGAGAAATTCTGAGCTAACTCTTCATTGTACTGGTATATTAATGTACCAGCTTCTTTACCCTTGCCTTTACTGATAAACACAAAGTCGTTATACGGATCGAGTGTACGGAACATAGCCCACGTAGTAGCATTGTCGCAATCAATAGCAATTATACCTGACACTTTACCAGTGATAGTACCGCCGAGCTTGCTGTTCTTAACGTTACGCTCTTCTTGGTATCTCTCACGCCAATTAGACTGGTACTTGGGTATAGTCTTGGAGCCATCCTCGTTGCGTTTCAGTTCGCCATTTAGTGGCACTGTATGCCAATTTAAATCTATATAAGGTTGGATACCGCTCATTAAGTATACTCCCTCATACGTAGTTTTTTATAGAGTGTATCACGAGCAACGCCATGCTGCTTAGCTAAGGATTCAACTGACGTGCCATTGTCAATTAAGTGGTATATTGATTGCCACTGCTCTTCAGTCAACTCTACTCGTTTCTTACGTTTACGGAGCAGTCCATATTCTTTAGCAATGCCATGTACGTATGATTGAGACACGCCATTGACATCAGCTATGTCTGTCTGGGTCCTGCTACTATCTTCACGCAATGATCTAAGGACACAAGCCTTTAAAGAATTATCAATATTTTTAGGTGTAAGTGCACTATCATTGTATAAAGCATAGTTAAGCTGAGACTGAGATAGCGACCACCGTTTAGCTATTTGGTTTAGTGATAGCTTTGATCTTGCTTCTATGACATCAAGTGCAAGACAGACAGTCACAGGCGTTTCGGGATATTGCTTACGATATTGCTCTTGTGTTATATCCAACTTAGCTAATATAGTGTCTATACTTATTGAGGTGGTTGTTATAAGCTGACGAGCAAGAAGCAGAGTATCTTCGTCCATAGTATTCTAACCTTTGAAGAAAATAAAGAGAGACCGAAGCCTCCCTTTATTATGTGGCTATAGCTGCTACTTACTCAGAATCACGTGCTTCGCTGTCTGCAATGCACTCTTCAAGTGTTTCAAAGCCATAACCGTCTTCACGTGGTTCGATCCGTGCAGTGTCTTCAGCAATCCGTTCTTGCTCGCCGGCAATATCTTCAATTGCAAGCTCGCCTGAAGCAACTAGGCCGAGCAGTTCAGCTTCTTGAGACTTAGCTTCGCGTTGTTGCTTAGTCCATTTGCTGACGCCGTCTTTACACATGTTGTTAAGACCTGTTGGGCTGGTAGCTTTCTTACCGAACTCAACAACTTCAGGGTTCATCCACAATTTGTGGTAGTAGCACTTGATTGCATCTACTTCGCCAGCTTCATTACGATGAAACGCTGTTGCTTTACCGCCGCCTGCACCAGTCTTGGCACTAGCCATATCGATAACATCTTGCAGCACGTCGCTTACCTTAGCACCTTCGTTAGCTTGCAACAGTTCAACAATACCTTGATACGCTTTCTTAATTGTAGCCATGTCTATTCTCTCTTCTTAGTGGGCACCAGTGGTGCATAAGTAATTAAATTAATTTATTCAACAACTTCATTATGTCAAAATAACAGAACCTTGTATACGGCTAATTGAAATTATTTTTAATTATTTGCCTTAGCTTCATGAGTAGCTATAATTTTGCGCAGTGTACTACAATGTACTTGTACTGTCTTTCTATCATAGTTCCACTCACGACATATCTTCTTTGGTACCCATAACTTTACGTCGTTCATTAGATCTAAAAGTACGGACTTCTCTGTTTCTTGCAAGATGTCTTTATATGTAACTAGCATATGATAATACAAGCGATCCACTTTAAACTTAGTCTCAAGCCTTGTACCATGTTCACCTTCCTCATATCTGGCATAGTCATTATAAGCTTGGTCTTCATGGAAGTTCATAGTATACTCCTGATTAGAGAACTAAAAAAGACTCAAGTCTTTCTATACGCTCTAGCATGTTTAATAAAGTAGCACGATATACATCTTCATTAATTGGATTGACAGCTGCACAATACGGACAGTGCCACCCATTAGTTAGCACCTCTTCATCTGTAGGATAGTCTAGACCATTACTGTGGTTACACTCAACGCAATATGAATAGCTCATGTTATATCCCTTCGTCAAAAGCCTTCGGCTTGAGACCTTGTGGAATCAGTGCCTTGATTCAACAATTTCTCTTTAGTGTTAAGTGTCTGGTTTTCACGATGCTGTCTGCGTCTAGCCCTTGTCTCGCTTGCTGTTGATAGTATATAACAGTCTTCGTAGTTTTCATCGGTCTGCATTAATCGCCACCACTCTTTCAACTTGTTACTAAGGTGTAATATAACGGTGAGCATTATAAGTTGCGATATTAGCAAGACAACAGGTGCAACAAAGAAATACCAGATAGGATCACCGCTCATTGTCTAGCTCCTTTAGCAGCTTAAGTAGTTGTGAATGGCAATAGTAGAATTCTACAGCGTTATAAGCCAACGCTTTGCCTTCCATTTCTCTTTCTACGTTTGCTGCTTTCATAGCCTCCACTTCAGTCAGTATTGCTTGAGTTGTTACGAATATCTTTAACTGTTGGTGTGTCATGTATAGTACTCCAATGATTTAATGATTAGTCTTATATAAACATAAAATATACTTGCTTACTCTATAGTACCTCGCATTTCATGGCTTACTTAGTAGTACGTGGATCATGGCTTAAGGCTTACTTAGCAGTGCCCAGCTTATTGCTGGTTCAAGGTCTGAGGACATAAGTATAAGTATACAGAATAGCAGGATAAACTGCATGGCAGACTTATGTACGGAGAGAGTTCTTAGCAGTTGCTTAAACATTTTATAGCCTCTTTAGTGAATTGCTTAAACATTTTATAGCTGCTCGAGCTAGTGAATTGCTTAAACATTTTATAGCCTCTCTAGTGAATTGATAGCATGTTTGCTGTAATGTATATATGTAGAATATCTCAATGATTTTATGATTGGTTCTGGTTGCACGCATATACGATATACATGATATAATCATATATATATATATATAAATGTCTATATATAAATAATCATTAAATCATTATAATAATATATAGTACATAAGAGCAGTATGAAGATGCTCGCTGTATACTTAGATTAAGCCTTAATATACATACTCGTAGTATAGTTCAAAAGGACACAGATTAGCACTCTCACAGTACTTTAGCATACTGTCTACATTCTCTTGTATCACATCTGTGTCTACTACATTAGTGGACAGACACTCTTTAGCCCTCTCATCGAAGTGATACATAAGGCCTTGATGATCTAATTCACGTAGAAACTCTATAACGTCTTGCTTACTATCGAAGTTATTCATTAGACTACACCCTCCTCAAACCATTGTACGTACTTATGGTTAGCCGTATAAGTATAGTTTATCGGCATAAGTACTCTGGCTAGCCAATACTTCCCGCTAACCTTAGCTTTAGCCTCAGCAATACTCATGGCCTTAGCTGTGCCACTCAAAGTCGTGATATAGTAGTGCATAATAGTACTCCTGTACAGTAAAAGACTTAATTGAGCACCCTCCTTAAGGATGCTCTATAAGCCCTCTGCTATAGCTCTTCGTTCACTGCATTGTTGTGCACTTCAAGAGCTTCATCTGCACTGGTATAGCCTTGACCATCTTCACGTGGCTTGATTTTGCTAGCTATCTCTGCAAGCTTCTCTTGCTCGCTAGCGATGTCCTCAACTGCAAGCTCTCCACTAGCAACCTTATTAAGGATACCAGCTTCATCTTGTTTCTTAGCTCGCTGCTGCTTGGTCCAATTACTAACACCCTCTTTGCACATAGTGTTATAACCTGTAGCAGTGCCCTTCTTGGAGCCATAAGCAACATCCCTGACTAGCTCCCAAGTCTTATGGTAGTAGCAATAGATAGCTATAACTTCACCCTCATCGTCTTTGATGAAAGTATTAGCTTGACCGCTAGCATTATTCTTACGCTGCATCATTTCTATAAGCTGAGGCATGATTGTAGCCACTTTCTTCGCTTTATTAGCTTCCAAAAATGCATGCAGTTCTTCGTATTGCTTTTTGACATTAGTCATGATTGCCTCCAACGGCATTTAGTTGAATGCTTGATGCACTCACTTAAGACTCTATGTTACCACAAAGTCTTAAGGGTGTACATCTTTATTCAAAGAATAACTTCACTAACCTCAAAACGGAGAGTTAGCTGCAACATCTTTTGCTCCCATAGCTCAAGGTCCTTAAAAGCCTCTAGCAAAGCTTTCTCTACTGCAAGCATAGTCTTTTCATCAACATCATCTTGATTATGAAGAGCAGTGAATATCTGCAGAATGTTGTAGTACTGTCTCATGAGTAATTTCCTTGCTTTGCTGTGTTTCGATTCAGTAAAAACATTATCTCACACTTTTACTGGTTTGTTAAATAATCTTTTGGAATAAGGTTATTCTATTTTGATATGGTCTTCTCTTAATAATGTGTGCGCGCGTGAATATCATGTTTTCATGAAGAAGTAAACAATTATTTGAATTATTTTTTCTTGCGCTACTTTCGCTTGAAAGTACAATCATATTTAGCTATGATGCTAATAGCTTTTGACTATGCTGAATGCTTACACTATTCTAGCTTGAAAGTACAATACTATTTAGCTATGGTCTTCTATTTTTATTGTGAGCACGCGAGTAGCATGAATTAGCTTGAAAGTAAACAATTATTTGAATTATTTTTCACTACACTAGTTTAGCTTGAAAGTACAATAACTTTTTAGCATATGCTTATAGCCATAAAGTAGGCGGGGGTGGGCTAGGGACAGTCCTAGGGGTACTTAGTATTGGGACATTTGGATTTTGTATATGTATCACTAATGTGCTTTAATAAATTTATATAGAGCGCCATGCATGTTTAATGAATTTACATCTATAGTGCCGTGCGTGTTTATTAAATTTATATAGACCCACGCCCTCCATCCGTTTAAGGAAGTACCGTGCAGTGTACCCGAAGTACCTGCACGGCTCACAGTTAGATAGCGAAGTCTCCAGCGCCAGAGGTTTGCCCGTAGAACGTCTCCATCTTAGATTGATGTTGTGCAGCTGTTTCGATTGTATTAGCTGCTAGTTGACGAAGCGCGTCCGCTCCATGTGAAAATTCGTCGTGAACAGGAGTTTTCTTCCAGCACTGAAGTTTATCGTCCCATTCCTTAGAGTAATTAAAGAAGCAATCAATTATGTATCTGCACGAAGCATCCACCATCACGTTAGGTATGATACGACGAACCGCTTCAATGCCATTCTCTATTGAAGATCTGGGCAAAACATCAATGCGCCAATTAAGCTCTTCCTCTTTTCTATACTCCATGACCGTATCATATCTGCTCTTCGCTCTACCGTTTTCTTTAGCTATTCCTAATTCGCGTACTCTTATGTCGTGAGGGAAACGTAGTGCTCGAACATCGAACTTGGATCCACGTATGTAGTCTAGGTAATGCTTCATTGCATATCCGTTGTTCCAGTACTCTCCTACAATGCGCCACTTACCGCGATACCACTGTACAAACACAAGTACAAAGTAATCATCGACACCTAGATCGATGTAAACATCTGTAGGTAGATTCGGATCATACAAGTCTTTGATAACTCCGCTCTTGCGAACAACTTCTTCGTTGAACAAGCGAGCATAAAATGTTCCGTCTTTACTAGCTGTAAATGCTTCTTCAGGTGTACCAGGGTACTCTTGGAATATGTCACCGCCTAATTCCCGACGCTGTGCTATCCAGAAATTCTTCTGTTGCTTAGTTAGCTGTATCTTCAACTTAAATTCAAGGTCTTTAAAATACTCTGCTGCTTCTTCATCTACAGATTGATCTATATCAAGCAAGCAGTCTGGATCATCAACCCAGGACAAGAACACAGGATAGAAGTCCTTAGGTGATAATTGACCGGACTCAAGAGCTAACACTGAGTCATCCCAAGTGGTTTTAAACATATTCTTGCCTTCAGCAGTACTTTCTATGACACCTGTGTTGCCACCAGCAAGTGCCTGGAGTGTACCTGTCTTTACTTCCTTAGCTCGCTTAGGGTATTTATTAGCTATTTTACCCATCTCAGATACGTGAAGCCGTTGAAGTGTTGTAGAACGAAAAGACACACGAATAAATATAGTCGAGCCATTGCCAAATGAGAATTCTTTAGTATTATCCTTCTCTAATTCTACACCTATATAGCTTTTAACATCTTCGCTTAGTGTCTCCCACAGAAATTTAGCACGTTCAAGCAAGGTTGAAGCTTCGTCTGTGCCTTGTGCCATCAGACCTATGTTCATGAACGGCGCCCACACAGCGTCATCGAAGTAACTAACTAGCCAAAACGTGGATATACCTTGTTGTCTTGACTTCAATATAATTATGCGCGGATGCTTGCGCGTGGCCGCGTATACAACGTGTTGCGCGTAGTTCATTCTGAATATACAAGGCTTACCGTACTTGTCGATAACCGAGTATAAGTTATTTATGCGCCACAGTTTGTTACTTAGATAACGACGTTCAAAGCCTTCAGTGGTTAGATCGAATGGTGGTGGAGTATCAAAGAAACTATAGTGACCTGATAAGTCAGGGTAAAGTTCCTCGAATTGATCTTCAGTGATTCGTAGATTAATCACTAGGAGTGTCTCCTAAAAATTGATTATACTTAGGTGCTGAGTTATCAGGGTAATTATTTTGCACATTGACTTGAGTCATGTTCTTATTAATGAATGATGTTTGCAGCTTACATAGAATATCAGTAAGTATTTCTAATTCAGAAGGGTGTTCAGCATATAGTAATAATGAATTAGCTCGTTTATTTATATTTAGCGCAGTTTGCTGTAAAGTTGCACTCAAGTGATCTAAGCCTTGCAGCTTCTCTGTGAACTCACCGATTTGTTCGCTAGATATAGTTGTATTCGCTAATTCGTCTGTTACTTCATGTAGGATAACATTATCCATATTTAAAAGTGAATCAACAGAACCATTCAACTTAGCTTGGTCAAAGTCTCTACGTAGCTTCAAAACAACGCCATAACTAATGCCTAACTCTTCGGCTATGTCTTTAGCTTTCTCATCATTCTGCAGACGAGATATTACTTTATATTTTTGTTGATCATCCATTTACTTCTCCTCAGACGTTGCTTTGTCCATGGAGTTGTTTTCATAGTCTCTTAGTAAGCTTATCACAAGGCCAGAGAAGTTCATATTTAGACGTTCGCAGTGCTCTTTTACATTCCTAACTACCTGTTCGTCGTTAGGCCGTTTGTCTTTTGTGCTGAAGGTAAAGATTGCCATATCATAGGTCCTGTTAGCTATTAAACTTATATAAGACATTATACCGTAATTACTGTGTACAAGTAAACAATTTTGCTTTATAATAGAAGAGTAGTTAATAGTAACTCATCAATTAAGGAATTCACCATGCCAGGACAAAATGGTACTCCGAGCGAAGAGAATGCTCGGAACACGTCTTACGAGAGCAAAGTAAATGAAGTAATCACCGGTTCAACTAGAGGTGAAGATGGTAAGCTTACATTTCCTGAAGGAACAGATGAAAGTCTAGCATTCTCAGCTACTGCTGAAATTCGTCGTCGTGATACCCAAGGTGCTTACACAAAGAATCAACAAACTCTTAAAGCGTTACAAGCTGAAAATGAAAAGCTTGCATCATCATGGGAAAGCGACGCTGTTGCTAACCTTAGCTCAACTGAACAAGCTAGTCTCGAAGAGCTTAAAGTCCAAGACCCAGATACTTGGCGTTCAGAAATTGCCAGGCTAGAAGAAGAAAAGCGCGGCAAGTTTAAAGAGCGTCGTACAGCTATTTCTGAAGAAGCATCTCAGACTACAGAGCTAGAACGTCGCGGACTGCAACTCGAACAGTTCAATAAAGACAACCCTGAAATTGAACTTACAGATGAAGTCATTGAAAACGACATCCCTCCTCGCATTACACGCAAACTTGAAAAAGGCGAAATTCAATTCGACGAGTACCTAGCTGAAGTTGCTACTTATTTAGGTAAGTCGAAAAAAATTGACCCTGGTAAAACAGCACCTAAAACTCCAGGTTTTGCTGATATCCGCAGTTCTAACAGCCCAACTGACGACGCTCTTAATAATCAAAGTAAATCAGATTATAATAAGGAGGTTTTCTAATGTACGTCGGAACTAAAGTAATTAAAGCTTTACCAATGACTCGTCAAGAGTATAACGACTATCGTAGTTGGCAAATGCTAGAAGATGAAACAGACTGCGATGGTTTCTTAGTTGAATATTTGGAAGGTGGCAAATCAAATGATATTCGTCACAAAGGCTATATTTCATGGTCACCTGCCGATGTGTTTAATAATGCATATAAAGCTTCAGGCGAGTATTCGTTTGGACATGCAATTGAATTAGCTAAGCTCGGTTATAAAATAGCGCGATCAGGTTGGAACGGTAAAGGCATGTGGGTAATTTATAACCCAGGTAGCTTGGGACAGACACACGCAATGTTTGATGGGTCGGTGTACAAAAACCATGGAGTTGATGAGTGTGAGATTCTTCCACACTTTGATATGTACACCATCAATGCTTATGGGCGTAGGGCTATGCTGCCAGGGTGGTTGGCAAGTCAAACGGATATGCTAGCAACTGACTGGTGTATTATTTAAATAAAAATAATAATTTTACTTTTCATGTTTAACGTGCTATAATTAGGATAGATGAGGCAAGTTGCTTGAGCGTTCTGTAGGTACTACACCGCAAATAGCAACTTGCACAAGGTCTCCGGCTTGGAATCACCTACTGTTCATTTAACCATTAAATCTAACCTTTAAAAGGCGGACAATTATGTCTACTGCTATTGTTAAGGTTGGTTCGGACCTTGAACGTCGTAAATGGATGCGAGAAGGATTGATTCAAAAAGCTTCACAGTCTTTTTGGAACGCCTACTCTGGTACATCTAAAGACGCGATTGTTTTCCAAGCCAACAACGAAAATTCAGGCGAAGGCCACACTGTCGTATTCGACTTTGATGGTAACATTTCTGGCAAAGCGATCAAAGGCAAAGACACTGCATTTGGTAAAGGCGAACAGAAGAAAAAATTCTCCGACAAAATCACAGTTGAACGCTATCGTCTAGTAGTAGACAACGGTGATAAATTTGACGGCGTGAACATCGGTGACCTGCAAATCAATGAGCACTCTGATTCACGCTCTAAGCTGGGTGATTTGTGGATTCGTTGGAAAGATCAAGCATTGTTCGATAGTGCTCAAGGCTTGCTTTCAACTAACGATGATGGTGTCCAGGCTCCTTCACACACCATTGATCTCGGTACTACGTTCACATTCAATCAATTGCTTGATATTGAGCGCACGCTGAAAACTTCTAACGGTTACACCACTGGCGGCGTACGTCGTCCACTTGATCCTTTCCGGGTTAATGACGGTGATAAACCTATTTGGTTGTTTATTGTTGACTCAGCTATGGCTAATATCCTACGTAAGGACACTGCCGGTTACCAAACACTAATTCGTAGTGGTGATATTCGCGGTAATAATAACCGTAACATCACAGGCGTAATTGGCCAACTTGGTAGTATGCTGATTGTTGAAGCAGCTCAGTTCTTTGGTTCAACAGGTGGATCAACTCTTGGCTTCACGCTAGATGATTCTGAAGTTGAAATGAGTGGTTTGCGTCAGTATGATGGTGCTAATCCAACCACTGCACTTTGGACAGGTCAAGAAGGTTTTGACTATGCTTCTACTGATCTACACTCTCGTGGTGTAATTCTTGGCGGTGGTGCTCTTCAAATTGCAATGGGCAAACAGCCAGATTATCGCTGGCAGCCGTCTCAAGACTTTGCCATCAAGTCTGAGTCTGCACTGGAGGTTTGGACTGAAGTTCGTAAGACCAAACTTAAAGCCGAAAATGCTAACTACAAAGCAGCAAAAGTGGCTGACATCGATTATGGTGTTGTTACTGTTGATCTGCAAGTTGGCTCATAAGGAGGAGTTGAATTATGGCTAACGTCGATAAAACTCGTTCTGCCAGCTTTCATCAGAAAAAGAGCGAAAGTATCTTTGCTGGTGTAGTAGTAGAAGGTACAGGAATTGCTCAGATTGCTTCGGGATCAGGTAACTTTCTGATTGCTAATCTGCCTCCACGCTCAATTGCTACTAATGCTTATATCCACACTCTTGTTGTTAGCGATGCAGCTACATCAAACGTGGTAACGCTTGGTACAACTGAAGGTGGCAGTGAAATCATGAGTGCTGGTGACATTACATCACTAGGTGAATCTGGTACTCTAACTGGTCAAGTGTCTACAGGCACTGGCGTATCTCTATATCTTGGCGTAACCACAACTGGTGCCGCTACAGACGTAGCTGAATATGTTGTAGTTGTCGAATATCTTGAATTCGGCAAAACTACTGGTGAGTACACCAAGATCAGCAAGTAATATAAAACTGCCTTAGCTAACGTTAAGGCAGCTTTTAAATGTGTAGTAACTTAGCTATACATTTAAAAGCTGAATATGTAGTAGTAAACAATCTCCATACTGAATTCCAATATAACTACACCAGTGGCGACAGCTATGCTTGATAGGGTAAGAAAGATTCTAGCAAGAGCTAGGTTAACACTAGCTGATCCAAATAAAGAACGCTGGGATGATGCTACACTTGTAGACATACTAGAAGAAGCACAAATTGATTTTTGTCAACAAACTCAAATGTTGCATGAACGCATAAATGTACCTGTTTTTGCTAATAATCCGTATTTTGCGCTACCAGATGATTGCTGGCAATTAACTCGTGTATTATATGACAACAATGTAATTCCTTTGGTAACACATTATGAGTTAGATAGTCAAGGTGTTGCAAATGTAGTTGGTGTTGCTAAGCTAACAACTACAAGTAATAGTTGGGAAGAAGATACAGGTATACCTGCAGCTATTATATATGACAGAGCAAACATGCTAGAAGGTAAAGTATATCCTATACCTGATGAAAGATTTAGGTCTGATCAAGATGTAGGCTATCTAGGAGTTGCAGTTTCTGTTGAAGGTGCAGAGTTACCAGATGTATTTGGTGTAGTTTCAGATGTAGAAGATAGTAATGCTATAGACTTAGACTATACTGATTTATTTGGTGTTGTGTCTAATCTAAGTTCAGAAGAAATTGAGTCGTACGTAAAATGCTACTTTCTTAAAAATCCAGCCACACTAGAAAGTATAGATAGTGAGTTAAGTATACCTAGCATGTACGATATAGCGCTTAAATTTTATGTTTGTGGTCAAGCATTCATGAATGACATAGACACAGGTTATCAGCAAAAAGGCGCTGATCAAATGAGAATTTATGAACGTCATATTAAGACAGCTAAGCGCGATAGTGCTAAAGATTTCACTAGAGCTAGTCAGTTTGAAACTTATTATAGGCGTGGAGTTTAATGAAGCTACAAGAATTTAACGGCGGTGTATCAAGTAGACTAGCCGGACAATTAATAGGTGCAAATCAAGGAACTGTCTATGAAAATATAGACAATTCTAAAGGTGTACTAGTACCTGTAAAAGACAAATTAGCAACCGCTATAGAAGTTGATAAATTTAATAAGTATTTTGTAGCTGAAGATACATGGCTTAGTAGCGTAATAAATACTGACTATTTAGAATTCCAAAGTGTAATGTATTCTACCGATAGATTTAGTCGACCACTTAAATATAAGAATGGTAATTACGATAACCTAGGTATAGTTAGACCTCGATATGCTAGCGCAGCAACTAACATTAGCAAGGCGACAACGCTTAAAGATATAACAACGCTTAACAAGACTAATGTTGGTGATCTACCTGCATCAGATTTAGAATACTTACTTTTTAATGTTAAAGACGGTGTGTATTCTCAGCCATTTAGATTTGTTGTTTTTGCAAGTTCTACTACAGCAACTAGAGCGCAAGAATTTAGTTCAGGCTCACTAAGAAGTGTAGTTAATACTATAACAACTGAAGTTAATCCAATTAATAGAGCTGTAGAATTTAAAGAACTAAAAGGTAAGTTTGAGGATAAAGCTGTATTATTTAGGAACTATGATGGTGCATGGCGGCAAGTAGCAGAGTTTTTAACAAAAGGTGTAACTGTAGTAGATTCAGTATATGACATAAGTGCAGCTACAGAATTAAATGAAGATTTGATAACACCGTTTGATGGAACTTACCAATACGTATACACTTTCTATAATTCAGATGACGGCACAGAATCTGCACCTAATACTATATCGTCAGAATTAGCAGCCAGTAGTGGTTTCATACAGGTTACTCTTAACAGTGTGTCTGCTGATCCGCAAGTCACGCATAAAAGACTATATCGAGTAGGTGGTAATATTACTGAATTTACTATGGTAGCAGAGTTAAGTAGTTCTACTACTGTATATACAGATACGCTTAAGGATTTAGACATTGATGGAAGATTGTTAGAATCTGATAATTATTATGAAGCACCAGTTGGGCTAAACTATTTAGCTGAAGCTTATGCTATGCTATTTGGTGCGTTAGGGTCTTCTTTACGTTTTACACCTGTGGGTAAACCTAATGCTTGGCCGCTAGAGTATGAAATACAATTCGATCAAGACATAACCGGCATTGGTACAGCAGCAAATGGTTTACTTGTGTTTACACTTACCAAAGCCTACATCGTGACTGGAACCGGTCCTACTTCCCTATCTCAACAATCGCTAAGAGGTGATCAAGGTTGTATAGCTTTTGAGTCTATAAAAGAAGTAGACGCTGGTATGTTGATATGGGCTTCCGCTGACGGTCTATGCGTATCTTCAGGTAATAATGTAAAGAATATAACTAAGGACTCGCTTGGTCATATAGAGTTAACACCAGTTAGCTCAGCAGTACATGATGAAGTGTACTATTGTCAAAACAAAGACGGTAGTATATTAGCTTTTGACTATAGATTTCAGCCAACACTTAAGTGGTTAAACCTAGGTACAACTTTTTTATCAGTAGCTAAAGGTAAATTGTACGGTTATAGTGATAGCGTATTGTATCTTTTATATAAAGCTACAAACAATCTGCAAATGAATTATAAGTCACCTTTGTTTGTAGAAGGGTCATTCACCGAAAATAAAACGTATAAAAAGGTTTATGTTAGGTCAGAAGGCGATATAATAATAGTTGTATTAATAGACGACGAAATAGTCGCAACTTTTGATTTAGCAGGTAAAGCTACTCATCAACTGCAAGTACCTCAGAATCTTCAAAGAGGTTACAGTATACAGTTCAAAGTAACCGGTACTGGTACAGTTAATGAGATAGAATACACTGTAGGACCTAGACAAAATGGCTAATCAATCTCTAGTAGCAATACCTCCAAATGTGGAGGAGCCTATTGTACTGAAACGTTTCCTTTCACGTTTAGTTGAACAGCTAGACATTGTGTTAGGTAACAGAGCTGGTCCACAGAATAAATATGCTGATCAGCAACAGTTAGTAAGTTTAAATGAGCAGTTGACTACTAATCTTAAGTCAGCTCTAGAAAGTCTTGAATATGCAATATTGCAAACTAGTGAACTTACTGATGATGAAGTTATAGAATTAACTAAACGTGTATTAGTTGTAGAAGACGTTAATAGCCAACAAAACACCAGACTAAATGATATTGAATTGCTCGATGGTCAGCAAGACACCAGACTAGATGATATTGAATTGCTCGATGGTCAGCAAGACACCAGACTAGATGATATTGAATCGCTCGATGGTCAGCAAGACACCAGACTAGATGATATTGAATTACTTGATGGTCAGCAAGACACCAGACTAGATGATATTGAATTACTTGATGGTCAGCAAGACACCAGACTAGATGATATTGAATTACTTGATGGTCAACAAAACACCAGACTAAATGATATTGAATCGCTCGATGGTCAGCAAGACACCAGACTAGATGATATTGAATTACTTGATGGTCAACAAGACATCAGACTAGATGAGTTGGATGCAGAAAAAGCCCTACTCGCTGGCTCACCAGCTCAAGCATTCTCAGCAAGCACACAAACATCAACTAATTTTAAAGTCGCGAATGATGGCGGGTATTCTACTGATACTTCTGCGAATGCTATAGCTATTGCATCGGCTGGCACTAAGGTGTTTAGCAATTTCAGCGGGATGATTATAGTAAATAATACAGCTACTGGTGGCGTTGGTTTATTCTTAGTTGGTGCTGGCGCCAATCTTACTGTGGCATCAGTTGGCTCGTCAGTTGGCTCGTTTTCTTACGTCGCCCCAAATTATGTGTGGACTAGCAATGACGCAAGTACGTCGAATTATACATTTACATTATTCCGCACAAGATCTACTGCTTAATAGTTAGGAAACATGTTATAACGATGTAGTATTAGTAAGTTACTAGTGATTGCAGATTCTAATAATTTCTAACTTAATGGTGGTGGGATGAACGAAGTAAGTGGTCCGCATGACAAACTGCAACAGTGGGTGCTTGAAAATACGCCTGAAGTGGCTGATGCCAGCAAGGTCTATGGCGCCATTTCTGTCGATGACCATGAGGGCCGGATTGAAGCCAGACGCCGCATTGATCGTTTTCATGAAGCCCTAGACGCAATCGCCACTGGTAATGAAGTTGCAGAGCTTAACGCTAACGGGCTTAAGGAGTACATGGTCGACGGCGCCTATGTCCGGGAATTATTCATTCCTGCAGACATGTTCATTGTTAGCAGAATATGGAAGCAGGACAGGTTATGGATTGTTGCATCCGGAGAAATATCATTCACCACTGAAATGGGCACGCAGCGTGTAGCTGCACCTTATCGTGGTATGTTGTTTCCTGGTTCAAAGGCCGCAGTTTACGCGCACAAGGACACGCTGATGTTCGCCATTGTAGGCACAAAATCTCAGCACTTGTCAGAATTGGAAGATGAAGTAACCACTATGGATTATCGCGACTGCGAGTATCCGTGGAACTATTTAGATTAGATGAGGTGATTTATGGTGTGGGCAGCAACAGCAGTAGCAGGCGCTACT